CTGGGGGATTTACCCCCCAAAATGAGTCGATAAGCCATGATTAGCCACGCAGAAGCCTCAGAAGGCCTCATAAGGGTTGAACAGGGCTTAGAACTGCCTGAATCGGTTTTGGGTAGGGATACAGAACTGCTATTAGGCCATCCAACGCCTAGAATCCACACGCCGCTGAACGATTTGCCCTCAAAGGGCTTCGAACTTATGGATTTAGCTACAGAAATCAAGATCGACCTCATGCCCTGGCAAAAATTCTTTATCGAACACACTCACAAAGTCTTACCAAATGGCAGGTGGGCATCCCCTGTAAATGTGGGGGTGGTAGCCAGGCAGAATGGCAAAAGTTTTTTGATGCAGCTGAGAATCCTGGGCGGTCTTTTCCTATGGGATGAATCGCTGCAAATCGGCTCGGCTCACCGGCTATCTACATCGCTGGAACAGTTCAGGCAGCTTGTGCATCTCATTGAAGGTAGCGATTACCTAGCCAAGCAAGTCAAGCGAATTAGATGGAGTCACGGCAGCGAGGAAATCGAGACTTTATCCGGCACGCGGTTTATCATCAAGGCTGGCGGTTCAGCTGCTCGCGGTGTATCCAAGCCTGAGACTATCCACCTTGATGAGCTTCGCGAAATGACCGACCTAGAATCGTTTGCCAGTTTGCGGTACACCCTGATGGCGGCGAAAAATCCCATGATCATCAGTTATACGAACGCGGGTGATGCAGCGAGCATTGTACTGAATCAATTTAGACAGCGTGCCATGCAATCAATAGGCGGGGCGGTCGATGATATCGGCTACTTCGAGTGGAGCGCACCTACTGATGAAGTGAGCATGGAAAATGCTGCCTATTCAAATCCGGCGCTTGGAATCACTATCCACCCTGACAATATCCGGGCGGTGTTTAACGATCCACCGGATGTAGTACAAACCGAGGTACTTTGTAGATGGGTTCAATCAATTCAAAGCTGTGTGGACTCAAATAAGTGGGCTGCCTGTGCTGACCCTGATTTTGACTTAGATGAGGATAAATCCACCTGGCTGGGAATAGATTTAAGTCCGGACAGAAAATTTGCCGCCCTCGTAGGCGCTCAGAAATTAGGAGATGAAACCTTTGGTATCAAATTGTTACATACCTGGGAAAATCAGTTACAGCTCGATGATAAGGCGATAGCCAATGACCTGGCGGCGTATGCTCGAAAGTACCCACTCGAATATGTCCTGTATTCACGGCGTACTGCCGGTGCGGTCGCAGCTCGATTAGCACCAGCCGGAATTGCCATCTTTGACATGGATGCGGCCTATCCTCAAAGCTGCGATGAGATGCTGGGCGCGATTAACAGTGGCCGCCTTCGCTATAAACCGAATCCGGAACTTACGGCGCAAATGCTATCGGCGGTTCAGCTGCGCAGGGGCGATGGCGGCTGGGTTATCGGCAGGCGTGCCAGTGCTACCGCAGTCTGCGCCAGTGTGGCGACCGCTCTAGTAACACACTTTGCGACACGCCCAGAGACAGACCTTGACATCATGGTGGGTTAGCCTGTACGCGCAAACTAAAATATGCGCATGGGTTTTTTCGATGGATTTGTACCTCAGTTAACAAAGGCTGCCGTCACGGCTCAAGTTAACGATGTCGAGGCTTCGCTCGCGCCACTATATCCGGAAGCCTCGCCATTTTTTGCAATTACAGCTACATCAGCATCACGCGCTGAAGCTATGACTGTACCAACTATCGCACGATCACTTGGAATTATTCAGACAGTTGCATCATTACCGATGCACTGCCGCGATATTGCAACTGGCGAAAAGGTGCAGGCACCACGCGTTATTAATCAACCTGATGTACGCATCGCCGGTTCAGTGTTTTGGGCATGGCTAATTTCAGATTTATTCTTTCATCCAACAGCATATGCATACGCAACTGAGCGGTATGCAGACACGGGCAGAATTCGCGCGATGGAGCGCATCGCACCTGAACGCGTAAGCCTTCAAACAAATGCAAATGGCACTGAAGTCACTGCATATTTAGTCGATGGTGTTTATGTCGATCCAAAGAACTTAGTAGTATTCGCCGGAGAATCGGAAGGGCTGTTAGCACGCGCAGGCCGCACAATCAAGGCCGCCGCAGCTTTGGAAAAAGCGGCGATGAACTTTGCAGTAGAGCCGATTCCACAAATGGTATTAAAATCAAATGGCACATCGCTCCCGGCTGATCGTGTAGCTAAATTACTCTCATCATGGCGTACAGCGCGTGCAAATAAATCTACAGCGTTTTTAAATGCTGATGTAACACTGGAGACTTTGGGATTTGACCCTAAGAGCATCCAACTCAATGAAGCACGCAATTATGTGGCGTTGGAATTAGCACGCGCCACTGGTGTGCCTGCCTACTTTGTAGATGCACAGCAAAGCACCTTCACATACAGCAACGCCTTAGACAAGAGGCGCGATCTTGTGGACTTCGCTTTTAGAAATTACATGACAGTTATTGAACAGCGCATGAGTTTTGCAGACTTTGTGCCAGCTGGTACTGATGTCAAATTTGATGTAGATGATTTCTTGCGTGGCAATCCTTTGGAGCGTGCGCAGGTTTATGAAATTCTAAATCGCATCGGCGCCATGTCGGTCGAGGAAATTCGAGAGGAAGAGGACTTGCTCCTATGAAAATCACAACACCTATGCGCATCACTGCGGCCGATTCAGAGTCACGCACTATCACAGGTCAAATCGTGGCCTTTGATGTGGCGGCTAATGCATCGACCGGCAAAGTGCTATTTAAAGCAGGATCAATTACACCTGCACCTGTAAAGCTAAACCTTGAACATGATTCTGCACGCCCAATCGGTCGCAGCATCGAGATGTCAGGCGATAACCTGGGCATGAACGCTACCTTCAAAATTAGTCAGACTTCAGCCGGAAATGATGCGCTTGTAGAAGCGATGGATGGTCTGCGCGATGGATTCTCAGTCGAAGCTGAAGCGACAGAATTTGAATACAACGAGGATGGCACGATGGTAGTGAGCCAAGCGCAATTAGTTGGCGTTGCACTCACACATAACCCAGCCTTTGATGCAGCACGCGTAGAGCGCGTAGCAGCTACTGAAGGCGATGATGAAGTTTCTGAATCCACCGAGGATGCAGAAAATACACCCACAACAGAAGGAGACGAAGTGGATAACACCGTCACAAACGCGGAAGCCGTAGAGTCGGTAGAAGCCGCAAAGTCAGTAACAGCAACTGCACACGCAGTTGGATACACAAAGCCACGCCTGGACTTCTCAGCTCCAAAGCATTTGGAGATGACAATTCGCGCAGCACTTGGATCAGATGAGGCACGCGCTTACATCGCAGCTGCAAGTGATACAACAGATAACGCAGGCTTGATTCCTACACGCCAGCTTTCAACCGTAATTAACGGACTTGCAAATGCAACCCGTTCAAACATCGATGCAATCAGCCGTGGCACTTTGCCTGATGCTGGTATGACATTTGAAATCCCAAAGATTACACAGCTTCCAGGTGTAACAGTTGAAGCCGAAGCAGGCACCATCGAGGATGTAGATCAGAACGCAGCATTTGTGACAGTTGATGTCAAGAAGTATGCAGGCGCTCAGACATTCTCAGTCGAACTCTTTGATCGTTCATCCCCAGTCTTTATTGACGAATTAATGAAAAATATGGCCGCGCAATACGCGAAAGTTACAGATACAGCGGTTAACGCAGCAATAATTGCTGGCGCAACAGCTGATGGAACAACAATTACAACATACCCAACAGCGGCTGAACTTCTCGGCGTTATCGCTCGCGGTGCAGCTTCAGTTTATGCAGGCACACAGGGCTTTGCTAAGAACATCATTATGAACACATCCCAGTGGAGCAATGTCATGACACTTAATGACAGCGGCCGACCAATCTATAACGCATCACAGCCATCAAACGCTGGCGGTGTAGTTCGCCCTGATTCAGTTCGCGGCAACATCGCTGGACTCGATCTCTATGTAACAGCTAACACAGCTGCAACAACAGACACTGATGGGTCAATCCTCATCGTTAACCCTGAGGCATACACATGGTACGAGTCACCTACTTACCAGCTTCGCGCTGATGTAGTAGCAACAGGTCAAATCTCAATCGCTATGTACGGTTATGGTGCAATCGCAACCAAGATCGGCGCAGGCGCATTTAAGGTTAACAAGGCCTAATAACTAATCATCGGCTGGTGCGCTCCCGTGCCAGCCGAGCCGAACGAAAGGATGTCTCATGCCCAGCATAGTTACCGCTGCACAGCTTCGCGCCGTGCTGGGCGTGAGTTCATCTTTGTACAATGATGCTTACTTAAACGAAATAATTAACACTAGCGAGGCCGTGATTTTGCCTATGCTGGTGGCTAACACTTCAGCGGTTGATGCTTACAAATTGACATCAAATGTCGCTACTTATTACACCCAGCGCGAGCATCACTTCGTGCCAGGGCAGTCAATCATCGTGGCCGGTCTGCCTGCGCCATTTAGCGCAACAGTCACAGTGCTTAAAATTCATACAATCACTGATGCTATGAATCACGCTTTCTACTTTACCGCAGCCATCACAAATGCAGATGTGACAGTGCGCGACATAATCCCAGCTGGAACAGCAACACTTTCAGGATATTCAGCGGCTCAGATTTACACAGGCAACGATGCAATCGAGTCAGCTATTTTGGCCGTATCAGTCGAGGTATTCCAGTCACGCGTAGCAGCCGGTGGCCAAATTGAAGGCGTGGATTTTGCCAGCACCCCATACCGTATGGGTCGCAGCTTGACTAACCGCGTATCAACTTTGCTTATGCCATTCCTCGATGTCGAGACAGTGTGCCAATAAATGCCAGCCTCAACACTTGCTGATACACGATCGGCACTGGCTAACGCCTTCACATCATTAGCAGCTACTTGCTACCCATCAGTTCCCGAAGCCCCAATTCCACCGGCTATCGTGATCGTGCCTTCATCGCCGTACCTAGAGCAGCAACTCATAGGCAAATCAGTGATTAAAATCAAGGCTAATTTTACGATTACAGCAATCGTGTCATATAACAGCAATCCTGCATCCCTGGATAACTTGGAGCAGCTCATCATGGGAATTCTTGCGGCAGTGCCCGCAGGATATGTGGTCGGTAATGTCGAAAAGCCGACCCCACTTGAAGTAGGCGCCAGCACAATGCTCTGCGCTGACATCAATGTAAGCACCACCTACACACAGACAAACTAAGGAGATAACGTGCCAACAACGATCATCACGGGTCGCGATTTAGTCCTAACGATCGCGACCGTTAACTACGATGCACAAGCGACCAGTGCAACACTTACCAACTCACCTACTATCGAGACATATCAAACACTCGATGGCAAGG